CACAGAAGGGTCGGTGGTGATAGTCATTGCAACGTTGGCCGTGACTAGGACGGGGGGAAACACGCCATAGCGCGAGGTAAATCCGCGAACAGATTCGATGGCGGCGGCTGCAGACACCAGAAATGCCCCGGAAGGCGCCCCGCTGCCATCGTCCACAACGGCGTAGAAGTAACCGTACAGCGTGTTGCCGCTGTAGTCCTGGTTCTCGGTCAGGGTGTACGAGACGCCCTGCTGCATCGATGACAGCGCAAAGCCGATGGCAGCCTTGGTGGCCTTCGATAGGGACTGGACCCACAACACAAAGCGCGCGCGGAAGGCTTCATCCGTCTCAGGATCAACGCCATTGGCGAATACGGTCGAGTTTGTGACGGTGTCGATGCCTGGGATGCTGCCGACGATCACCGTGACAGTCCCGATCAGCGCGTTGCCCGCAGCGCCGGCAGTGCTGGCGATTACGGGCACTGTTGCCGATGCTGTTCCGCCCGGGATCAGATAGCCGCCCAGCGTGGCGTTGTACAGCACGTTGGTGGTGTCGATCGTTACCGAAAACTGCTGCGAACCGTCAGTCGATCCGACCAGCGCGCCAATCGGAATCAGCGCCGGATTCGTCGGTGTAAACCGAGAGTAGGTGACGCTGCCTGTCGCAAAGCTTGCCGAGAGCCGGTAAAAGCCGAAGTCAGCCATCCAGCTGTCAAGATCAGCGCCCGAAGACGTCGATGCTCTGGTGGTAGCCAGCAGCGTGACGATCAGCTGCTGCAGCCACTGGAGAATACTGGCGTTGCTTTCTGTAATGGCCCGCAACAAAGAGCCAATGGTGAAATCGACGAGCCCGGCGGCGCGGCCTTGGATGGCCGTCACCTGGTCCCGAACCAGGGTGGTGAAGTCCTTGATATTGAGCGATGCCATATCAGCGATTTACCTCAAACGAGAGCGTCACCGGCTCGCCCGAGGCAGAGTCGGTGTAGCTGATATTGACAGAGAGGGTTTCATTCGACGGCGTGACAGAAATGACCGGCGCGGGCTTTTTCATGACGCAGTCTTCCAGCAGGATCTGTCCGCGAATCAGGGAAATGATCTCGGGGATGTTCGTCAGAGCGCCAACGTATCGGCCAAGCCCGGCGCCATATTCGGGGTGAAAAATGTAGTCGCCCGGGTTGGTGATCAGTCGCCGAAGGATGCGCTGCTTGCCGCGCTCCATGCCCTCGACAGGTGAGAGGCTTCCGGTCGGAGACAATGAAAGGTCGTCGCCGACGTAGTGATTCAGGTCTTTCATGGCACAGGCACTCCTGATGTCCCGGTGCCAAATTGCACTTGGCTGGTTTTGTGCAGTTTCAAGCTGATCGTGTCGGCCTTGACGTCGCCTCCAGTGACCACTATCCCTGTGCTGTCCGTCACGGTGAGCGTGTGGTCCATGGTTACTGGGCCACCGGTGAAGTGGTGCGCCGGGGCGTCATAGTTGATGGCAACCCCCGAATGGAGCGACACGGTGCCGTCCGTGTTGAACTTGAGCAGCGCCCCAGATTGGTGAACCATCCAGATTTCGCCGGACGGAACGGGCAACGGCAGATTCTGGCTATTGGCGTGTCTGCAGATCACTTTCCCGAGGTTTGCGTCTGAGGAGTCAAACGATACCGTCACCTCGTCGCCGATCTGCGGGCCGATCTGCACCCCCCAGCCATTACCTACCCCGGGGCAGTCGAGCGGCATCCAGTTGGTCTCGCGACCTTCGGGTTGAATGGCGACCTTCACCACCCCGTTAGCGGGGTCATAGCTGGTGATCGTCCCGGTGCGCGGGCCAGTCAGGTCATCCGACTGCTGCTGCCGCATGGCGTTGGCAAGATCTGCAATCACGGCTGCACCATTGAGTTAGGGTTATGGTTCTTGGCCGAAAGGCTCATGGTGTAGCCAGATTCAAAGCTCAGCGAGCGGCGAACCGAGTCGACGTAATACAGCTGGTCGAAGCCCGAACCGGTCCCTTCGACGCGAACGATGGTGTTGGGCATCAGCGAGTTGTCGCCCGGCAAAGAGCCGTACATGCGCATCTCGTGATCGGTGATCTGCTTGTGAATCTTCTGCGCCAGTTGCTGCGCGGCGTACTGGTCAAGCCCGTTGCGCTTGATCTCGTAGACTTGGCGCCTGGCAACGGCCTGCCCTGGCGAGATGCCCTTGGCCGAGTTGTTCGGGTAAGTCGCCTTGTAGGTTTTCCCGTCCTTGTAGGACAAGACCTGCACCGTCACGCCGCGAGCCAGGGTGAGGTCGCGCTCGAATGTAAGGTCGTCGGAGGTGTTGCACTGCGGGTAAGCCAGTTCGCCAGGCTCAACCCAGCGAATCAGGTATTGGTCAGTGGTGTCTGGATCAAGCGCCGGCTCGTAGTGCAGCTCGTCGCCCGTCACATAGACCTGAAATCCGTCCAGCCCGGCGAAGTAGGCCAGCAGGTCCCACTCTGTGCGCTCATCCGTGCAGTGCGCGTGGTCCCACTTGGTGATCCCGCCAACCTGCGTGGTGGTGGCCGTCACTACAGGCTTCAGCCCGCGGCGGTTCGCCAGCAGAATGGCCACCTCGCTGGTGGTCATGTTGGCGAATTTCTCGTTGGTCTTCGTGTCGATGAACTTGCTGGTATAGTCGCGGCCGTCAAGGTTGACCTCGAAACGGCTCATCGGAACGCTCAGGCGGTCCACCGTGCCCACAATCAGCGTCAGCCAGTCCTCGATGTTGCTGTCGATGAGGCCAATGGAGATGGACACCTCGATCGATGTCTGCGCGCCCCACCATTGCACCGTGTTATACGGTGGCGGCATGTCATTGCGGGCAAACTGCACCGCGAAGGTGTCCGCCGAGTAGAAGGCGTTGCTGTCGATATCGCAGGACACAAACGGCACCTCGACCCCATTGAGAAGCAGGCGGCCGGCTATCTGCCGGACGATTTGCTCTGTCTCGGCTGTATTCAGATCCACTTATTCACCTACTGGGATTTTGATCGTCTGGATGCCATCGAGTTGAGGGTCGACGATGCTGTTGGCGGCGGCGATCTCGGTCCAGCGTGACTGGTCGCCGTAACTGTCGGCGGCCACCTTCTGGAGCGTGGAATTGCTGGTGGTGACGCTTGATGTACCGTTGGCGAGCGGACCGGCCAGGACGTTCTTCTGCATCCGCTCCAGCACGCTCTGCATCTGGTACAGCGGAGCCAGCTGGGTCAGTGCGGCGCCCTGGCGCAATACGTTCCTGGCTGCGGTCGCTACCGGGTTTCCCGGCACCAGGCCGCCCAGCGTGGTGATGTCGTTGACCGACGCGCCCACTTGGGCAATGACCGACTGCACCACGGCCTGAGCGGCCACCAGCGGACGAATCACCGTCTGGATGGTGTCGATGGTGGCATTGGCGAACCCCTGCACCTGTGACACGGCGTCCTTCACGGTGTTGATCGTACTGGTGACCGCATCAGAATTGATGATGCTGGCCAGACCAAGCGATTCGCCGACGTCGCTGTTGATCAGTGCGTCGAGCGTGCCAGCCAGTGCGTTTTCGGTAACCGGAGCATCCAGGCGCACCACGACTAGCAAATCGATGCTGTAGTAGCGACGGTAGACATGCTCGAAGCGCGCCTCGAAGTCTTCGATCAGAACGCTGAAGTAATAGCCGTCCATGTTGAATGTGAGCGGCTGCCCGAGATCGCGCAGCGTTTCCAGTTCCGTGACTCGATCGCCGGCCGTTGCGCCCGTCATCCAGCCTGACCAGTTGATGTTTTTGTAATCCAGCCCCAAAACATCGACGACGCGCTTGCCACCCACCAGCTTATGTACGACCAACCGCTGTTTGGCGCCGATCGTAACAGCCTCTGGAACTTCCAGACCGGTGAACTCGACATCGCCGACGATCAATCGGGTGGCAAACGGGTCCCCGCCCGGAGCGAAGTTGTCCAGGAAGCTCGTAAAGCCCATCGTTGATTACCTCGGGTAGGCTGTGCTCGGGGTTCCTGGCATCAGCATGCTGCGGGTAGGGTCGAAGCCCTGCGTTCCTGTCCGTGGCTTGGCCGCTTCCTTGGCCGCACGCTGAATCACGACGTCCGTCAGCTTCTTGCCGTCCAGATACAGGTTGATGTTCTGGTCTTCCTTGCCGGCGGACTTGCCCGGGACCGGAGCCACCAAAGGCGACCATGGTTCGCGCGCCTGAGACTTACCCCTGAAATCATCGGCGAAGGTCGTCTTCGAGATCTGCATCGATGCGGGGAGGATCAGGTTTGCGCCGGCGATCAGCGTGTTGAAGATCGTCTGCCAGCCGGTCAGGAACACCAGGGCGAAGGACTTGAACGCCCCGCCGATATCGCCGTTGAACAGCTTGATGAAGCCTGTCTTCATGTCGCTCCACATCAGCTTGAGCGACGCGCTGATCTCCTTCCAGTTGTTCCATAGGAGGAAAGCCGCCAGAGCAATGGCCGTGACGACCAACCCGATCGGATTCATCAGCAATGCGCGACCGAGGAACGCTACAGCCTTGCCGATGTTCATGATGAACACCACAAGGTAAGTCCCCATGCGGGCGATCCACGGCACCAGCGGTGCAAGCGCGCCGGAGGACACAAACAGCAAGGCTTTGCCGAGCAGAAGGAAGCCGCGACCGGCCGCCAGCACCAGATTGATAAGGCCGCCCGTGATTAGTGCTGCAGACAAGCCCAAGAGCGCGTATGTGATCCCTTTGACCGCGCCCTGATTCTTGTCCATCCACCCAGCCAGATCTTTCAGCGCAGGGTTCAGCTTGTCGAGCGCTTTGATCGCCAGAGGCAACACCACGGCGCCGAGGTTGAGCATCAGGTCTCGCCACTTGGCGCCGAACTCGATTTCCTTACCGGCCAGCGTGGTCTTGGCGTTTTTCGTCAGCTCGTCGATGCCCGCGGCGCCGGCGTTCAGCTTCATGTTCTTCTCGATGTTGGCCTGCTGCAGGTACATCGTCGAATAGAGCTGAGAAGCCGTGCGGTTGGTGAAGATCGCACCTATTTCATTGAGGATAGCCTGCTTGTCGGTGATCCCCTTGGCGGCGAAGGCCGGCAGCATTACCGACTGCATCCATTTGAACGGGTCAGCCACCATCATGTCGGAGCCGCTAACAGCGCCGGGCTTGATTTGCTTGATGTTCCCGACCTTATCGTAGTCCACCATCTTGGCGTCAAGCATGCCGATGCGCATCAACTCATTGGCTGCGCGCTGCGTAGTGCGACCTTGCACCAGGTTCTGGTAGGCCGACATCAGCCCTGTACCGACACGAAAGCCACCCATCTCCTGGATAAGGGGCTCCATGTTGTAATAGAACTTGTCGTCGGCCATACCTTTGGCCGCAACACCACCTGTCTTGATGAAATTAAGGTATTCATTGGCGCCAACACGTCCGCCAGTTGCTGTCTGCACCTGCTGGATCATGTTGGCTTGCTTGTTGAACGCTTCCTCGCTCTTCAGGCCGCCACGCATCTCGATAACTTTGAGCATGTCCATGAAGGCGCGGTCTTTCATCGCGCCGCCTTCGTCGCCATACAGTGCGGCGTTGGCAAACTTCATCTTGGACAGCAGGGGAACCACCATCTTGGCTTCTTGGAAGTCCCCGAAAACGGTTTGCGCATCCCGAAGAAGACCGAGGTTCTCGCGGATGCTGGTGCCGTAGGTGTCCATGCCGCTGGCGAACTTCACCGCGTCAGTGGTCACCTTGTCGCCCAGGCCAAGGGAGCGGAAGCGCTCAACCTCGTTCTGGAATTTCTTCGCCTCGTCGAGCGGAGCCTTGAACATCGCGGCAATCCCAAGCCCGCCGGCCACCATGAGGCCCCCGATGGCGCCTTGCTTACCGATCGATGCGAGCTTAGCATTGAGCTTGTCGACATCCTGGCCAGTCGTGGCGAGGCTTTTGCTGATCATCAGCATGCCGGCACTAACGTGGTTGATCAGCGACAACTTGACGGCTACCGAGTACGCCTCAAAAGCCATAATGACAATTCCTATTCTGTGGGTGCATCACATGGCAAATGGATTTCGAACATACGAATGGCGCGGCAGACGCATCGCCGAGGTTGGCGAGCCGGTGAGGGCCGCCCTCGGCATCCAGAACGGTCTGTTGCTGTTCACGCTATGCAGCCTCGGGCTGGTCTTCGCCGGCGGCGCGCTTTGCGCCATCGGTTTCGCGCTGTATGCAATCTTCATTCGGTGACCGCATGAAAAGAACGCTAATCTTCCTGGCCGCGGCCGCACTATCGTCTGCAGCAATGGCAGCCGATCTGAAACTTGACGGTGAATATGGTTGCGAGGACCAAGGCACCCAACAGTCGCGCCAGGTGCTGATGCAGAACATCCTGTCCGACAACCCGCACTACGTAGCGCAACGTGCCGAGATGCGCGAATCGCTGGTCAACCTGTCGACTTACATGTGCAAGCCGCTCGCCGGTCAGTACAAGGTGCTGAAGCGCGAAGGCGTCTACACGCAAGTCAAGACCGAGAACGGACCGATGTGGGTCACGGAGTAGAGTCGTAGCCCAGCGACTTGTGAATCACTGAGCCGCCGACCAAACCGGAAACGGTAGCCAGCCCCAGCACTCGCCGGATGTACTCCTTGTTGCGCAGCACCGCCGGCCCCATCACTGGGCGCGCCGGCATCTTTGGCGTTCCGAATTCGTGATAGACCATCTTCTTGTCAGTGGAGCCGATCACCGCCTCAAGCATGTGCGTGGCGTGGCTGATACTTCTCTGCATATCGCCACTAGCAAGCAGCGGGGCATCGGAGGGATAGCCCATCTTTGCCTTGTGCTCTTCGGTCGAATCCGCAAGATCTGCCCACGCCGGGAAAGGTCCGATACCTGACTGGTAATGGCCGATCTCGTCCTTGGCTGTCGTCTCAACCCGCACCGCGCACTTCTCAAGCCCTTCGTGCAGACTGGCCAGCAACGCGACTTCCTGGGCGGCCATGTGCAGCGCAAGGCTGCCCAAACTCTTGAATTCCATGGTCAATCCCTCTTGTCGAACTGCATGCTGGACCAGTTCCAGACTCCGGCGCCCTCGAACTCGGAAAACATGATCGAGAAGGCCATTCGCTCGTAATCAGCCAGAAGTCCGCAGTCAAATATCCGATCAAAAGGAACCCCGTTCTTCACCAGCCAGCAGCGGCTGCGAAAATCGGGGTCCTCTGTCAGTTTTTTGCGGCGGCCTGCTCAGCGCTGAGCGCCTGGGCAGCGGATTCAGACTCTTGCTTTGCCTGAGCGACCTTGTATTCGGCCATCATGTGGTTCTCGATGGCTTCCATACCTTCGGCGCCCAGTTCGGCCAGCACTGCATCGACCTGCTTGAGGGTCTGCGGCAGGCCAAAGCCAACGTCATCGATATAGACCACCGAGGCAGCAGGCAGCGCAAAGGCGCCCATGTAGACCTGGTTCGATGCCAGATCACCACCCACAGCCATCACGATGCGCGACTTCTGCAGCGGGTCGAGTTGGCGCAACTGAATGGTGCGGCCGCGGCTGTCCTGAATCGAAACGAACTTCGGTTTCTGATCAACATGAACAGGCGCAGCGGATTCGGTAACTTTTACGGTAGCCATGGGTAATTCCTCTGGTCAGCGAGTCGTCAAAGGTGCATGGCGTGCGGGGTGACGAGTCCCGCGCCCTGCCGGGCTGCCATGCATAACGGGTTAAACCTTTATTCGACGGCGAGCAGTGAAGGACATGGACTGGTGAATCGTCTTGTCCCCCTCCTTCTTGCCGGCATCCTCGAGCTTCAGAATCACGTGGGTGTAACGCCAAGTGGTCACTCCACCGCCGACTTCCTGAATGGTTTCGGTGATGGTTGCCGGGTTCTGGTTGACGCCGTTGTAGTAGTCGCTTTCGAACTGCGCCCACCAATCATCGAGGGTCGAATCGACGCGCTCGGCTTCAAAGGTGCCGGTCCAGCCTTTCGGGATCATCAGCTCGTCGGTCTGGCCGTTGAGCGGGGTGATTTCCTGGTTGGTCACCTTCGGCTTGGAGTCGAAGTTCATCAGCTTGCTGAGCCGGATTGGCCCGTTCGGGGTGTTGATGTCGATCGAGACATCCTTACCCGTGTTGTATCCACCTTGCATGGCGTTCTCCAAATGAAAAACCCGGCGCTAGGCCGGGCTGGACGGTGGTTTGAGCGCTTAGGTGCGCGGGGTGGCGGATGCAACGATCGAGACGGACTGGCCGGCTTCGAGGTTGACGAGGAAGTAGCGGATCACCGACAGGTACTTGACCTGCACGTCGGCCTGCATGTAGCCCAGGGCAACGCGTGCGTCAGGGTTGTTGGCTGCGTCGATCTGCACCGAGAACGCCGGTCCGCCGTTAACGTCGCCGATCATCCCCTGCTGCACCAGCGTCTGGAGGAAGCTTTCCATGGTCGACTTGGTGGTGCGGCGCACGTCCGGCGTCTGCAGCTGGCCGATCACGCCACCAAACGAGGCGGCAATGGTCAGCGAGATGAAGTTGGTCATCCGGGTGTAGTTGTCGCCGTTCACCGCCGAGTTACTGGAGCAGTTCAAGCCAGAACGATGGCCGAAGTAGCTGCCGCCCGGGCATGGGTTGGTGATGACGTCCAGACGCGCGGTGTTGATCGCGCCGATCTCGGCAATGCTGTACGGCTGCTGCGCAAGGTTGCGCTGAGTCGACACGGCGTTGGTGATAGGCTTGTTCAGGGCGTTCTGGTGCGGCGACAACGAGGCGATCTTGGCGGCGGCGAAGGTAGCCGGCGCAATCATGCGCTGCTGGCCGTTCACCTGATCCTGCCAGTACACCCAATCACCTGACATTACCTTTAGTGCGTAGCTGTCACAGCCCGCAGTGGTCAGTGCTGTGGCGACGGTGGTGTAGGAAGCACCTGCCACGCCTTGGGTAACCATGTAGCAGCCCTCGGACAGGCCGTAAGTCAGCATGGTCGGCCATTGGGTGCTGTCGGTCACATCGACCAGGTTGGCGACTTGGGCACCGGTGCCGCGCAGCGAGTACATGCCCTTGCGAGCCGAGCCAATGACGCCGTCAACACCCACCAGAACCGCGTCGGTCAGCGTGGTGTTGCCAGAGGTTCCGGTCGTGAAGGCGATGGTCTGGGTCAGTGCGACAGGAGCCAGCGCAGTAGCGCCGACAGTAGCCACTACCAGCTGCGAAGGACCGCGAACGCCGGATTGCCCGTTGTTTACCGCGCTGACAATGTTCTGCCACAGCGCCAGGCCGGAGCCTGTGATGTTGTCGAACACTTCGGGCGATACACCAGGCAGCGAGATGGTCAGTTTCCAGCTCGATGCAGCCGAGCCAGTGGCCAAGGTCGCGCTGAGCGAGTTACCCAGGATGCCTGTGTAGAATGCGGTCAGGGTCGCGCCGACCGCAGCCGCCGTATCCTTCAGGGTGCCAGTCGCAGCGGTATCAGTGCCATCGGTGACGCGCACGGCGCGGATGTTCGAGGCGCCGCCCTGGATCGACACAGCAATAGCGGAGCACAGGTCGTACTTGCGCACGGTCTGCGTGCCGAACTTCTGCGAGGCATCACCCGGCGAGCCGATCAAGGTCGCGCTGTTCACCGGACCCCAGTCAGCAATGCCGACGATGCCGAGGATGTCGGTCGCCACGCCATTGATGTAACGGGTCTTCTGTGGAACGATTTGAATGTAGAGATCCGGGGCCTGAAGCGCCGCGGTGTTCAAGTTGCCTGCCGGGTAGATGGGCATGGCGTCCTCCTAATGAAAAAACCGCCTCAGCGGGCGGCTTTTTGTGTGTGGGTTTCGCCTGTTAGGCGTTGGCGACTTTCAGGACTTTACCCGCGCACTCGCCATCCAGAATGGCAGCGACTTCATCGGGATCGGTGATCTCTTGGCCAACTTGGTAGTCGGCAAAGGCGAACTTGACGGTCAGCTTGTAGGGCGAGGTCTTCGCCTTTGCCGGCTTGGTTTCAGAATCCATGTCAGGCCTCAAGGGTTTCGAATGATTTCAGGAAGCCCGGTCTGGGCATTGTCGATTTCCAGCACCGGCGCAATGGCCTCGGCCGCTTGCATCGTTTGCGTTGTGGCGTAATCAATCATGTAGAACAGGTCAATCCGGTACAGGTCGGCCTTCTGCAACTGGTCAGTCATCAGCGAGCCGCCCGAACGGACTATCCCGGCCGATCCGTCGGTAAACGAAATGTTGGTCCCGTCGGACAGGGCTGAGTCGATCGGGTCAGCGACCGCGGCGCGCGCAGCTGGCGAGTTGGCCCAGATGATGATCTGCACCATCTGTTCCTGGCGCTTCGTTTCCTTGAAGGCCGTACCGAAACCGCCGACTCTGGCGAATACGCCGTGCGCCCCTGTGAGCGTGATGACCGGTCCAGTGCTAGAGGCGCCAGGGATCATCGAAGCCAGCCCCGTGGCGGCCGTCGTGAGCGTGTCTGACTGCTGAACGGCGTACACGTAACTGGTGCCGTTGAGGTTGATCAGGATGTTCTGCGCGCTTATTGTGCCCGAGAGGGTCACTACCGAGCCTGCGACCGTCATGACCAGCGTGTGCACCGAGGAAGTCAGTGGAATCCATGTCCGGCCCACGTAGCGCGTGGTCTTGCGGTCCTTGCCGTGCGGGTAGACGCTGATGTGCGCCCAGCCGGCGGCGAGATCCGTCTCCAGCTGGCTTGGCACGGGCCAGCCCGGGTAAACCCGGAGCGGGATGCCGGCAACGCTTGGCTGTCCGGTGCCGTTCGGGTAGGCAAGTGCCGCGACCTGAGCCGCGACCTGCTTCAATACGTCGGTCAGACTGGCCATATCACACCTGTGCCTGCATGGCCGTGCAGCGCCAGCCCATGTCCGTGAGCTCTGCGCTCGAAATGATGTATTTGCGGTTGAGTTCGTCGCGAATCACATCGCTGGTGCGCAGCGTGACGCCGGGGTAAGCCGGCATGAGGATCACCCACCATGGAGTTTTCACGTCCAGCGGCAACTTGACCTCGTTCGTCTCACCCTTGGAGCCTTGCAGGATGCTGGCGGGCCAGCCCTGCATGAGCAACGCCTCACCGGCGCGGGTTCCTCCTGCCCAGCCGCCAAGACCAACGCTCTGATCCTGACCGTCGCGCAGAACGGTCACCACGCGGTTCGTCTGCACGCAGTAGATCGGCAGCGTGTCCTGCATCGCAGCGATAAAGAACGTGCACTGGCGCCCCACAAGGAAGTCACCCACGGCGAACTGGCGGCCATCGAACAGGCCGAGCCATGTCGCTTGCCCGTACTTGTTCGGTGCGCTGTAGCTGAAGTTCGTAGTGAACGAGGCAGGCAGCGTCTGCAGAGCTGTTGACGACAGCGGGTTACTGGCGCTGGTAGCGCGAAATTGCTGGTAGTCGAAACCGATACGCTTGGCTGCCTGCCCGTACCCTTTGTAAATCTTGGCCTGCAGCTTGGTGCCGTCCATGTCAAACCACCAGACGGATGCTGCCGCCGCCATCGCCAAGGCCTGGCCCGGGCGGTATCCCCATGAACTTGCACAGCTCACGGCGGTAGTAACTTAACAAGTCCGCACGATCGCGCAACTCGTTCTTGTTATGGGTCCACACGGCTGCCTGATCTGTGTCCAGGTTCTCGCGCACGCCGGGGATGTCAGTCTCCAGCAGCGAAAGATTGGTCAGATAGGTCGTGCGGAATACAGCTTCTTCCTCGGTCAGCATGTTGTTCAGCTTGTATTCAAGCGTCCCGTAGGCTGTTGAGAAACGGTAACCGTTGGCCGGCAATGCCTGCTGGCCGAACATGCCGTAACCGCAGTAACGGCGCGCATCTACCTTTTCTGCGGTGGTCAGCATGATTTACTCCAAAATCAGTGGCGCATCACGCTTGATCAGCAGCGCAATGTCATCGGGCTCGGTAACCACCTGGCCTTCCGACCAGAATCTACCGTTGCCATCTTCGTCGTAGAAGCCGTAGTAGCTGGCTACCGTGACGCGGTCCGGCACTTTCTCTTCTTTCTTCGCCATGAGAGCTCCAAAGGCCCGGATTGCTCCGGGCCTATGTTGGTTAGCCTGCGTGTTCGATCACAACCGAACGCTTCAGGTACTGAGCGCCGGCAGTCGGGATGATGTTGCTGTTCGCAGTGGCGTCAGTCGGAGCAGCGAAGCCACCGATCCAGAACCACGACTGGGCAACGATCTGTTGCAGGCGGTCGAGCGGCGCGCGCACGACTTGGGCAACGTCGTCCACGAACTGCACTTCCGAGTTGATGCCCCAGGTCTCGTGAGCCTTGGCCTTGATGCCGGCGAAGTCACCTTCAACCAGCGCGCCAGGTGCGCACAGGATCGGACGACGAACCGGAGTAGCCAGCGAGCCTTTGACCTGAGTCAGCGCTTCAGTGGTAGGGATGAAGTTCACACCCATCAGCTGGAACACCTTGCCTTGGCGTGCTTCAGGCGAGCCGTATTGGCCTTGATACATCAGCTTGAAGTCGCCATCGGCGAACAGCTGGCGCATCGAGACGTTGTCCAGATACAGGTTGAACATCTCATCCTGCATACCGGTGTTGTTGCGCAGGGCAGCAACAGCGTCTTCGATGGTGCCGAGGGTCAACAGGTCGCCAGTACCCAGTTGGCTGGTGGCAGTGGTTGCGCCGAAAGCGGAACCGCCGGACCATTTGCCGTTCGGGCGCACCAGAACCGGGGCGTTGACGTGAGCCACGCCGTTCAGCGCAGTACCGTCAGCCACGGTCACGTTGCCCGAGAAGGTCAAGGTGCCGGAGATACCCATCGGCGAGGTGGAGACGTTCGAGCCGTCAATTGCCACGCCAGTCAGGGTGTAGACGTTGGAGCCAACCAGCACGCCAGCAGTGTTGGTGCCGGACACCGCAACCATCTGGCCGTTGACCAGAACAGTCGAGAAGCCGCGTACGTCATCGACAGCGATGGTCGCAGCAGGTGCGCCCAGAGTGGTGCGAACACGGGTGTTGCCGCCCAGGTAGGCGTTGAACAGCGCGTTACGGGCCAAACGATCCAGAGTCTGACGAGCCTGGATGCCGTTGGTCTTCGCGTTCTTCAGGAACTGGTTCGCGATACCGACCTGGCTGGTCACGACGTTGAGGTCGATGGTGTCGGCGTACATGTTGATGCCGAGCGTGTACTGCTCGACAGTGAACGCGGACGGGGTCAGGCCGTTGTCCAGGTTGGTGTTACCCGACGGGGTCAGCGGCGTGGTGGCCGGAGCCTTCAGGCCGGTGCGGGTCTTGGTGACGGTTTCGCCGACGTTGATAGCAACGGGCTCGCGGTCAGCAATGGCACGATAGCCCAGAGCGGAAGTCAGGCCGTCGTGGAACTCGCGCTCCAGAAAACCCTGTTGAATGATCGGCTGAAGAGCCGTCGGCATATTTTGAATGGGCATGATAGCTCCAGATGAATGAGGGTTAGGTCATTCCCCTGGGCGTCTTGCCCCGATAGGATGCGGCCGCCTTAACTAAGGATGGCGGCCTTGGCTGCTGCGTACTCTTCCGCGGTCATGTCCTTTGCAGGCTTGCCTTCGGTCGTAGTCTTTGGCGGCGTTGGGTTGGGTGTGCTGCTGTTCGACACTTCGCCGAACAGGTACGGCTTCGATTCCTTCAAGCCATTGAAGAGCGCTTCAGCGCCGTCCAATTTGCCATCGACCAGTTTGACGCTGGCGACATCGAGCAGCTTCAGCTGATCCAGGTCTACCAGGCCCGCCTTGAGCGCTTCGCCTTTGAGTTCTGCCAGCAGTACGCGCTTGTCGGCGTCTGCGGTGGCTTCCTTCAGGGCTTCGGTCTTGGCAGTGACTGTGGCTTCTTCGACAGCGGTCTTGATGGCGGCTGCCATCGTGACTTCAGCTGCGTCATTCTTTGTCTGAAGCTCGGTGTTTTTCAGGCGCAGGCCTTTGTTCTCGGCGCGCAGTTCGCGAACGTACTCAGCGCTGAATGAGCCTTTGTCGTCGGGCTTCGGATCTTGGTCGGACATCTGTCGTCTCCAATCTTGAATAACCCAGCATCAGCCGGGCGAGGTGGTAGCGGAATCGTCCGCGTTTGCGTGTAGCGAGTTAGTCGTTGCTGTCTGGACCGGGCTTCGGCTCGGCGGGGACTTTTACATTCGGCGGTGGTGGACTGGCGGCGATCTTGCGAACCTCGTCTTCGGGGTCCTCGATGTCGTAGCCCTCGGCCAATGACTTGACCGCAGTCTCTTGCGAGATGAGGCCGGCCAATCGCAGCGTGTCGAGCGTGGTCGCCTGGGTCTGCTTGTCGGCGTAGGTCGGGGCGTACCACTGCGGCCAGCGCAGCGAGACGTCTTCCTTATCGCTCAGGGTGCCGATCTTTCGACCCTTACGGTCGACCAGCTTGAACTTGCCGGACGCCTTGATGGCCATCCCAAGCAGCTCCAGCATCGCGCCTTCGCCGTAGCTGATGCGCAACTTGTCGGCCAGCCAAATCAGGGACTGATTCATCAGCTCCATGGCCCGGCCCGAGGTCGCAGCACTGAGCTTGTCGGCGTTGCTGCGGTTGCCGTGAGCGCCTTCGAGGGCCAGTTCACGGGCAGCGCGGACGTAGTCAATCACCGCGGTGACAGCCGTTCCGTTGATTTCCAGCAGCTTGGCGTCACCATCAGCGGCAGTAACGATTGCTCGCCCTGCCCCAACCACCATCGAGTTGTCACTGAAGGCCGGCTGCTTGATGTGCAATGTCGGGTCAGACGAGTAACGAAGCCCGCGACCACACTGCGACAACTGATAGTCAATCTCGATCTGCGCGTCGATCGCCTCGCTGGGCATCGTTGGCGCGCCGTCGATCTCATCACCGCCTGGCAAGTTTTTCACCCAGACCATCGGGACGAACCCGAGGCTGTGCGTGGTGGTCTTTTTCGCATCCTTGACGAATGGCTTGCCCTCTTTCTGCTCAGACACCAGCAGGGGCTGAAACCAGGTCTCGGCCTTCTTGTCCCACTCGCGGCGAAACCAGAAGTTTTGCTTCAAATCCTTGTCGGCGATGGTGTAGCCCATGAGCTTCAGAACTTCGCCCATCACCTTGTACTGCTCAGTGATGCGAACGAGCGTGTCTGGCGCCTGCGGGTCCCACTCTGGTGTCATGAAAGCGGTCGGCATGACCTGCCAGAACACGCGATCCTTGAGGACGCGCATCAGAATGGCCACCGAACCGACCGAGCCGCGAGTAGCCGCGTCGATCAGCACCTCGTTGAGTCCGCTGTCCTTAATCAGTAGCTCCAGGGCATCACGGGTCGTCTCGTCCTTGCAGTCAACCGATGGGAAGTGGCCCTCGGAGAACAGCAAGCTGACCGAGTCATCCACCACCGTGCGGCTCAGGTTGTAGCGAACCGAGGGGCGCCGCTTGTGCAGCGGGATGTACTCGCCCGTGCCTTCGTTCTCTTCCTGAGCGAAGTGATACATCAGGTCTTCGTACATCTTCCCGTCGATCACCCGAGTCAGCGCCTGCAGCGTGTGCGTGCGCTGCGGGTAGTCCGTGTCGCAGGGATAGGTGCTGCAGAGATACTGGAAGTCCATGTTATCGGCTCATGTGAGGCACGTGAGCGCCGTGGGTTGCGACTGGCTTGCAGACCGGGAACAGGAACGCAATCGGGTAGCCCGCTGCGTCGTTCGCGTGGTCGTGGCCGGTGTCTTTGTCAGGCTCGCCGTGATCGTTGTAGGGCTGCTGCTCCAAACACTCGGTGAGCCTTGGGCATTTGTTGGTGTTGACCATGAGACGACGGACGCCAGTACCACTAAGGATCTGTGCGTTGACGGCGTTGACCCGGTCCTTGACCCGCGGGTTGACGCTATTGGCGCGGATCGTGAACCCAGCCTGCTGCAAGATGGACAGGTCGGAGACCGATGCCCCCTTGCTGCTGGTGTTCTGGCCGCTGGCGTCCGGGTAGACCGTGACGTGGTGACCCTGTAGCAGGTAGCGCTCGCGAATCATGCGGGCCAGCTCAGGCGTGTCGCGGACCTTGACCATCTCGTCAGCTGCGTGCAACGCACCGTCGCGCATCACGTAGATGATCCCCGCCATGTTGTTGACGTTGAAGTCCATCCCGACATGGATTGGCTCGCCGGGCAACACAGTGGTGTCACAGTGGTTCTTGGTGCGGCAGAATTCTGGGTAGACAGAGCCTGACGTCATGTTGACGAACAGGCCGTCAATGTAGGCGTCCACCAGATTGGCCGGATACGAGGCCTTGAGCGACTTGATGTAGTCCTCTGGCAGGTTCTTTGCGTTGTCCCGCGTCGAGGCGTGGACGATGCCGTAGAACTCCTGCTGGTCCTCGCGGTTGGCCAGCTCACTGACGAACTTCTTGTAGACGAAGTTGAAGCCCTCAGGCGTCGTCGTCACATCAATGGTGTTCTGCGGCCGCCCAGCCATCACCGTGGACATCCGGGCGATGATCTTCTTCCAGGCCGCATCTGCCTTGTTGATCTTCATGCAGTCGATTTCGTCGACCAGTGCATGAGCAATGTTGAACCCGACGATTCGTCCAGGGTGTTCCATGCTTTTGCACACGATGGTGCTGAGGACGCGCCCAAGGTTGTCACGCAGGTAAACGCGCTTCTTACTGGCCACGATATCGGCATACAGGCCGAACGCCGCGGCGACCTCTGGCATCGTGTCGTAGAAGATGTCAGTGATCTGCGGGTAGGTCGGCGCGAAGTAGCCCTGCGGAATGCCGGGATGCTCCAGCGCGTTGATGCACATCCGCACGCAGCCGACGAATGTCTTGCCGCTACGGTAACCACCGACAAACGCAGAGAACTTCTTCGGGTGACTGATGAATCGATGCTGCGGTCTATTCAGCTTCAGGGCGACTTGCATCTTCAACCCCTATGTAGACCTGCTTCGCCTCAGGCAGCCCCTTGTTTGGGTCTTCCAGTTCGCGGCGCAGCTTCTCGTTGGTGAGCCGCTTGTTCTCGATCTCGATGCGCTTTAGCTCACCATCAAGGTCAACGTGTTCTTTGTCGCTGAACAGCTTGAGGTGCTTGCCTAGCAGTTCGAACCCCTTGAGGACGTTCTTTGCGTCGAACCCAAAGGCCGGGGCCAGCTCTCCGTCTGGCGTATCGACGAGTACCGGAGCTCCTGACCGATCCAGCACGGGAGCAACCTGGCGACAACGCTCGATGACCTCGACTATCCCGGCGAGTACATAGTCCTGCGTGATACCGGTCCGCTCAGACCTCCCCTGCATCGCATTCTTGAGTGCTTTCGCAATCTCAGGTTTTGTCAGGTTCTCTTGTCCGATCGATGCAGCCGTCTTCTTGCTGTAACCCGCACGGATAGCAGCTTGCGTGGCATTCAGGTCTTTCAGGTATTCATCGACAAAGCGCTGCTGTTTCGCTGTCAGCGCCATAGGGATTCCTTAGACTTTGGTGCCTCGCTTGGGTTGTGACTGCTTGGCTACTTGTCTGGTGATGTAACGGTGAGCGTTCTGATCTTTCCGCCAGTGCAGCTGTCACGCTTCATGGCCATCTCGACGGCTTGGTAGGCAGATGCGCCCATGTCCATTGCGGTGAGGGCGTGCTCTGTTCCGCTGCCGAGAGCGTAGGGCTTGTCGAGCATCAATGGTGACTTCCAGAAGCCAGTGTTCTCATCTACTGCCGAGTGCCATACAGCCCCGTCAGAGACGATCAAGGCCACCGCACTACAGTCCGACACCTCGCCACCAAAGTAGGCACTGATGATCTTGTCGAAGTCTGAGGTTCCACCTGAGCAGACGAACTGGACGCCGTCGCGCTCAAGGCACTTGTCGAAGTCGTCGTAAACGATCTGGTTGCCGCGAGTGATACGACCGTCATAGGCGATGATCCCGTCCTTGTAGGCGATCGTGGTCATCAGATCCGCTCCAGAGTTACAGGATCGACAGCAAGGAAGCCCATGCCGAAGTCAAGGAAGGTTGTCTTCTGCCCACATTTTCCGCAGGTGCATACGTCATGAATGTCATTCGGCGTGTTTCGCTCGACATGCTGCCATCCACCACAGTTTGCTTGCCATGTGTCGCACTTCGGGCATCGCTGGTCGCATCCGTATTTATCCAGCCAGGCCTCTTGCTCTTTGCGCTCAGCCCACAGCTTGATGCGAGTCCAGATATTCATTGGCTCGCCTCATCAGTAGGGATCACTTCACGGTATCGCTTGGCTATGCGCGCCTGGGCCTGCAGCTTCTCTTCATCAGCTTCAAGGCCGGCGAGATAGGCGAAGGTGTGGACTGCCACGACGTAGAACCTGAACCACCATGGGTAGTAGGCCTTCAATGTGAGCGTTGCCATGGCGTCACCACGCGGATCTGCAATCTACTGCCAGTATTCCAGCCGTTTCAGCCGGATATGCGCAGTCTATTGCGTGTAGAGAGTGGCGCCCGCACGAAGCCAGGCACCCTTTGGTTTAATCGTTCTCGCGGCGCTTTGGCGGCTCGATGGTGTTCAGGCATTGCTCACAGTGCAGGTATCGGCACAGCCAGCCCCTGACTAGCGGCCAGTGGTTGGCGACGAACCAATGTCTCAGTCCAGCCAATGCCAATGCTCCGTGAAAGGTGACGCCGGCAGCCGTTGGCGTGATGTACACACCCTCGGCCCGCGTGACGATGGCAAAGCCTGAGATGGCGATCGTGATGTAAATGATTTTGCCGACGATGCCATCGCTCACTTGTCTTGCCAGAACACACCACAGCGCATGCAGCGCAATGATGCCGATGAATAGAGTGCTCATGGCTTGAATGTTCATGGACCGCCTCCACCGAACCGCTGGCGGATGACCGCCCATAGGTCGGCAGCCTTGATGGCCCGGGTAACTGCGGCGATAAGCGATCCGCCGAACGTACCAAGCAGGAATCCGACACCAGCAACACTGCGAGGCTCGACCACTCCAAAGTAGGAGCTGACCAAGCCAGTTAGGTAATGGGCGCAGACCGCACCCGAAAATACGAAGACCGCTAGGGCTCTTCGGTCAATCAGATCCTCTCGGTGCCACCAGCTTGCAGCCAGCGCACCCACCAGACCTGCGCATGCCCAGCTGAGCCAGTCGACCAAGCGATGAAAGAATTCCATGCGCTCGACCTCTCAGTTGCATGTGTGAAATTAAAAGGGCCGGTGTGAGCGGCCAAAACGCTGGGGAGCGCGGATGAATAAGTCAGCCACAGCAGCACTCCCGGCTTAGAGCGACGGGTGTGGCCGGGCTGAAAACAAAAAGCCCAGCGCGATGGCTGGGCTTGGAATGAATGGGGTGACGACGGTTTGAGCTAATGCCATGCCGTCTCTCGGCTTACTCTGCGCAATGCGCGGCACCCACAAAAAAGCCCGACGCAGTGGCCGGGCTTTTCTTCCTGTGCTACCTACACACGTAAATTCCACAGGATGACGCAATAGTGGCTCACTGGTTCACTCCGTGTCAAGCGGCTTCAGCACCGATTAGGCCCTCATGATCAAGAATCTCTTGGGCGGCCTGCAAAGCATTATCCACTGCCGACTCCAGGCTCTTGCGAATGTCCCGACGCCACCGCTCTTGCGTCTTGATTGGATGGGCGTCATCAGTCCAGTTGTCCATTTCATACCACCCGGCCGGAAGCACATTCGTGGAGCGCTTCCCTTCCACGCCTGGCAGCTTAGGCAATGCCCAGGTAACCACGGCGCAATGGCGGAAGCGTTCAGGCGCCGGCGAGCGAATGGCCCGCGTCAGCTCGGCAATAGCCGCATGCTTACGGTCGGTATGCGTGGAGAACTTCGCCACCAGTGCGCGCCACTGGGACGCTTCCAGCCCCTTATGCAGTCGGCCGAACACCCAGCAGTCAGTAAGGAATGCCGCTTCCTTCCCGACGATTTCCCCCTTCTGCTTGGCGCATTGCACCTTCGGCTCGAAGTCACACCCCCCGGCTGAGTTGATGGTTTCGGCGGCCAGAGCGCGCACGACTGCGGATACGACGTTGCGATAGGTCATGCTGCCACCTCCTTGAGCATCGACGGATGTACGGTGTGACGGGCCACTTCGCCGTGTTCGCGGTGCAGGACGATGGCCTTCATGTTCTGGCGCGATCTCCAGCCGCCGGCATGGGCGTAGCTGTCACCCGGAGCCAGGGTGTTGAACGACTCGACGGTGCAGCCCGGGTATTCCTTCTTGCTCTCATGGTGGATGTGCCCGGTCCACCAGTAGCGGTGCAGTGTTTCGCCCCAGTCCTTGGCGCGGTCGGTCGCCATGACGCCCGGCAGCTTGTCAGCCTTGCTGGTGTGCCCGTGGTGCATGCCGATGAGGTTCTTGCCCCAGCGGTAGTAGCTGAAGACGCTCGGCGAGGTTTCGACCGTGACGCGCGGCTCATTGGCGTACAGGTGAGCGAACAGCCGGCTCAGCCAGACGGCGCCGGTTTCGTCGTGGTTGCCGATGACGTGAACCACATGCACGAACTTGTGCTTCGTCAGGGCTGATTCGACGCACTGGCGCATGGCGAGGATCAGGATGTCGACCATCTTGGCGTAGCGGCTGTCTGCGTCCAGGTGGTGACCACTGCGCGGGGTGATGGCGGCCATAGAGTCGTAGTGAGCGGCATCCCCGAGATTGACGATGATCGCCGTCTCGGTTGGTGGTGCAGACTCAACCAGCGAAGCCATGGCAGCACAATGCACGCGCTCGGCAATGCTCAGGTCCCAGTCTTCACCACACTCAGCGGCCCATATGTACTCCCCGAAATGTGGATCGCCGATCGGGTAGGCAGTCATCAGGTCCGGCAGGTAGGTGCCAGCGAATGGCCGCGCCGGTACGTGCGGCAGATCCTTCACCGCCGCATCACATGAGGCCTGAATGAGGGCCTCCAATGCTTCGCCGTCGGTATTGGTCTTGATCCAAGACAGCAACGGCTCAGTTTCACCGCGGCGCATGAGCTGCGAAGTCCCCTTGATTTTCAGGAACGACGGCAGCTTTGCCTCGATGTGCATTTCCGGTATGTGGCCGCGCAGCGCCAACTTGGCCTTGCGCTTCTCGATGCTGCGCGGATTCATTTCAAAGTGTTTTGACGCCTGGGAGATGCTCATCGTCTTGAAGGCTTCGATGAGCTGCTCGTCCGTAACTTTGCGTTCGGCCATTATTGAGCCTCCGACAGAAACGTTTCGAACTCAGCCGCCGCCGAAGCCACCTCTCGCCTTGAGGTGGCAACCATCCTGGCTCCGAAGAATTCGACCTTCTCGGCGTCGTACAGACCATCCTTGTAGCCCTGCTTGACCTTGCCCAGGGTGCGAGCCGCACACTTACGCCAGATGGCCTTGAAGGCGTTCCCTTCGGCGTAGGTCATGCCCAAGGATTCGATAATGTCGTTGCACTCAGCCTCGTATGGCTTCAGGTCTGGGCTGGTCGGATCAGAGACCGTGACGCGGTAGTAGCTCACGCTGCCGCCGGTGTATTCCTGCGCTTTGCTGGTCTCTTCGCTCATGCCTGATCTCCAGAATCGACGGTTTTCTTTGCGGTTTCGCTGATGTTTGCGATGTTGCACAGCGGCCACCAATGGCTTACACCGCCAATGATCAGGCGCAGCAGGCCGCCTTCCGTTTGGATGTGCCAAACATCATCGAGATACAGGGGAGTTGGGCTGTCCTGAAAATAGATCTGCAAGCTGTAAACCCTTCTCATGCCGCTACTCCCCGTGTCGATTCAAGATGTGTGACGCATGCCGCCTTGGCTTTCTCGTAGTCCATGCCCGAATGCAGAATGTTTCCTGACGGCAGGCGCGCGACGTAGGCCCATTCCTTTTTGGCGTTCATCACGTACTTGCAGATCATGTAGCCGCTATCGGAGATGAGCCGCCACTCGGTGTCTTTTCTCCACTTCATGGCTTTAGGCTCCAGCGGATACTGTTCGAGCCATTGCTGTCAGCGACGACATAGCCCATTTTCTCCATGCGTCGAAGATCGTTTCTGGCGGTCTGGCAATTGTCCCGAAGCATCACGGACACCATGTAAGTGGTCGTGGCAGGCATCTCTCCGAGATATCTGGCGATTGTCAGGAAACGCGCTTGGTCGGCGGTCGTAATTGCCATTTGCTGCCAATGCCGGGCGATTCGGATTTCGTTCGTGGCGAGCTTCATTTCACACCCCGCGCAATCCGATCCCGGCGAATCAACCGGCGGCAGCCTTCAAGCAGCCCGCCAGACAGCAACAACATGAAGCCGATGTAGAGTTGAAGGATCATGCTGCTCTCCTGAGTTCACGGGTCTTGGCGCGGTATTCGGCGGTGATGGCTTTCAGTTCATCTACGGTGTACTTGCGCGGCCCG